GTTCGCGGTCATTTCGAGGTGGAAATCGACTACCTGAAGGAAGTCCTTGCTCACAGCAAGGTGCTGGCCCAGATTGGCGTCGCTACCCTGCCCGCCTCCGATTCCACCGCCCAGATTGCCTACGCCGGCATTCTGTCCTACGAGGCCAAGAAGTCCGCGCTGGAGAGCCTTATCGGCGCTCCTATCAAGGCTATCGACGCCCTTGTGCCGGTAGAGTCTATCGACAAGGCCGAAAAGGCATTCACCCGCCAGAACATTAACGCCTTCGAAAAGAACGTGTTTGTGTTCGTTCCCGACGGTGAAATCGGTACTGTAAAGACCGTTGAGCCTATCGCCATTGAGGGCGGCAACTACGCCTCCTTCTACGGTGGCAAGCTCCTGCTGACCGTCGGCGTTGATTTCGTGAAGAAGTGCCAGAGCTACAACACGGAAATGACCTCGCTCGTCATTCCTTCCGTGCCGCAGTACTTCTGGTATCTGTTCCCCAACGCCTAAAGACCGCGCTAATCCCTAATTGAAGGAAGAAATGGCAGACATAAGCACAAACCTAACTTTCGTAAGGTGGCTCCGGGCAAAGTCCGAGCCGTTCATGGACCTTTCCGATGATTTCCTTTTCTCTGTCCTCATCGGGCGGGACATTACGGACGATTCCATGCTTTATTCCGAAGCTACCGAGAAACAAAAGGACCTCTGCCTCGCAGACGTGTATTATGCCGCTGCCGTTTCTTCCGTCAAGACGGGGACGCAGGGCGAATCCGATGGCGGGTGGACCCATTACGTCGCAATCAAGAACGCCGTTAACCGCTCCGGCTTGCTGGATATGGCGAAGGCGCTCTACGACAAGTGGGGCGAGTCCTTCATTGACCCGCGGAATAAAATCCGCATGAAGCCTTTGTATTAGTATGTATAACCCCCGTTGGCCCCATACCTTCGTTATCAAGGGCGTGTCCCTTGACGAAAACGGACTCCCCGTTACTGACGACCAGGGACGACCGGTTGAAAGCGAAGTGACGCTGAAAAAGTGCATTTATGATTCCAACTGGAACCCCCGCTTCAACAGCGACGGGACTTACGCTTATGAGGAGGTAACGGCTATGCCGTGGGGTTATCGTACTTCTACGGGCGGTCTTAAAACCGCAGGCGACGTGATTGTTGCCGACTACAAGATTTCCACCCCCAAATGCCTTACCGAAATCCCCACGGGGACCATTTTGGAGCTTACGGACGATACGCACACTTTCCTCGGAAAGGTGATGAAGTTCACAACCTACAACTGGGGTACTGACATTTGGCTTGACAACGTGAAAAACTAATGAGCCTGAAAAGTGATAACGACCGCAAGATAAAAGCAGGATTCAAACGCCTCGGACTCCTCAAAGACATTGTTATTGAGAACGGCATGAAGAGGCTTATGAACGATGCTATGATGATTGCCCTCGCCACTCACGACCACGACCATTGGTTTCACAAGTCTACGGATAATTCCTACGGCTGGCTTGTGCTCCACGACGGAGCGCACGTAGACCACCGGACGAATACCGGAAAGCACGGCGAGGGAAGCGCCTATACGGAGCTTATGCGGGCTTCCGAGTCCGCTCCCAAAACCGGTTGGGTTGGAATCCTCCTTGCCGACATGGGCGAGGTCCACGACAACGAGAAGGGCAAATACTACTTGTTTCACCTTGATTACGAAATTAACCTGCTGGAGCTTACCCGGCAAGACATTGAGGAGCAATTTGATACTTATTTCAAACCGCTGTAATGCTTAACAACTTTGACATATCGGACATTGAAAAACTTATCTCCGACAAGGTAAGGGAGCTCGGTGTTTCCGAAAACGTCTGGAACAACAGACCGAAGGCCACCAACGACAAGATTTCGGATTTTGTCGTTGTGAAGGTTTCCGGCGGCATTTCCGACAAGGCCGCTTATGGCGATTGCCGGGTGCTCGTTTATCTGTTTGCCCGTGACATTAAGGAAATGAAAAACTCCAAGCGTTTGTCCGTTATGCAGCAGAAGTTGAGGGAGCTACCCCTTTGGATTGAGCCGCTCCTTATCAACGGAAAACCTCGCGTAATCGGTGATACCGCAGACGATTTTGGGTTTCACACAAGGATATTGAATTTCAAAGTATTTATAAAATCTAAATAGCTATGGCTAACACTGCTACTCTTACTCAAGCTATGCTTGACGACCTCCATATCGGCAACGCATCGCTGTCCCTGCTGGCCTACAACGCCGCAGGCGTAGACATTTCTGCCGCTATGGACTTCTCCAACGCGGACCAGATTTTCACGCTCGAGGGCTCTTTCAACCTTTCCGCTGACGACCCCTCCAGCTCTGAAATCCGCATCGACCAGCATCAGAAGGTTATCGACCAGAACATTGAAAAGGGCGGTAACTGGCGCATGACCGGCAACATTCCTTCCGTTGCACAGGCCCTCATTGAATACTTCTTCACCGAGGGCGTGGCTACCGGCACTATCACCGGCTCCAACGGAAAGACCTATACCGGCAAGGGATTCCTTTCCACCCCGGAAACTATCGAGGTTTCTATCCTCGTGGAGTCCGAGTCCCAGAACACGGCAATCCTCTTCCCTCACGTGAAACTCATTGTTTCCCCCGTGAAGAAAGACGACAACACCAACCCCGCCTACCTCACCTTCACGGGATTCATTCTCCCCAACCCCTTCAAGAAGGAGGGTGCGCTCGTTGGCGACTTCGCCGTGCTGAAGGCCGCTGCTTAACCGGCGTAACGGAACCTAAACCGAGGGGCTGGGTGTGCAAAGCCCTGCCCCTTTTTAAATCCAAGAACACATGAAACAGCCTACCCTTGAACAAAGGAAAGAGTATCTGGATATAGAGCAAAACTCCGTGTCCGTAGTACCGATTAAGGGCACAAAGAAAAGTGTCAGGCTTCGTTGGCTGAAGCCCTATACGATTGAGCGAATCACGCAAATTTGGATTGAGCGTGACCTCGCTGCTGCCCGGCTGGAAAAGGGCGCGGACGTACTGAAAGACCTTGCAAAAGAGCCGTATTTCGCCTTTAAGGAGGCGGCGCTGATGATTCTTAACCACGATATTAAGATTCGGTTTTTCTACCCGCTTTTGTGGCGTTGGCTGGCGCTCCGTTACGACGAAACGCAGATAGCCCCGATTGTGGAAGAAGGTAAAAAAAAACTTCCGCTTTTAGCACACTACGGGACTATGGCGTACTCGCTGGATATGAGGACGGACTTAATGAAGATGACGAAACGCGAAGCAGAGCAATACCGAGCAGAACTTCTATTGGGTGCGAAGCAGCTTTCTGCAAAGACTTCCCCGGGTACGGACAGCCCCGCTGGAGGCTCTTCCGTTGGGAGCGAAACTTCGGCTACCGATGCGTCCTAACATTCGCCCAAATTGAGCTTATGCAGGCCGATTTGCCGCACACTTTGTACCGTGGCTATAAATCCACCGTCGGCGACAAGAAAGGGCCTAAAAAGCCGTTTAAAATCAATCCAAAGGACCCGGCAATAGCGCGGCAAGAGGAAGCCAATCGCCGGGCCGCTGAAAGGAGAGCCGCGCGAATGGCCGGGACAGCCCCGGTCACTATGAACGAGGTTTTTAAATAGAAATCAACACTATGGCCGGAACGATTGAATCTTTGGATTTTGAAGTTATCCTCAAAGACGATAAGTTCAAAAAGAGTATAGACAATGACTTGAAGCTGGCGAGGGAACTCAACACAAGGCTCACGGATATTCTTAACCTGAAAAAGCGCCTGAACAACGAAACGACCACCCAGCTCGTCAATGCTGAAAAGGTCCGGCAGGCCGAGGCGAAAACAGCCCAGGAAATTGCCAAGACCGCTCTTGAACAGCAGAAAGTGGCAACCGAGGTCGAGCGCACCCGTATTCTCCAGGAAAAACACACCGGGGCCGCCAAAAAGACGACCGCCGAATACGTCAATATGAAGTCCGTCCTCCGCACGCTGTCCCAGCTAACCGGGGTTGCGTTCTCTGTTGTTGGTATTCGCCGGTTCCTCGAGTCGATGATTGATATTACCGGCCAATTCGAGGTGCAGCGCATGGCTCTGCGGAACATGCTCCAAGACGTTGACGGCGCAGACAAGATTTTCGAGGACCTTTACCGCTTCAGCTCCGATTCCACTTACCGATTCTCCGAATT